CCTCTGCTTGTGCATAAGTTGCTTCTGATAAATCAGGAACTATTTTGCTTAATTCTTTTGCTGTTAATTCACCATCAGAAAATGCTTTGGCAAGTTTGCCAGTTACTGCTTCTGCTCCAACTGCTCCACCAGTATATGCTTCAACATCAAATGCAACATTAACTAATTCTGCAGACAAAGCCTTTGCATCAGCAGGAAGACGAGAACCTAACTGAGTAGATAATTGAATAATTACATCATTGTCAACTGCAATTGCTTTACCAAACTTATCAGCATCTTCTGTAATCTTCTTTAATGCTGCAGAACCTTCACCAAATGTGGTGGTGGCTGCTCGCATTGTTTCTGCTGCTTCTTTAGCCTCATCAATGCCTTGCTTAAGAAATGTTAAACCTTTAGTTGCAAGGAATCCAGTAGCAGCAATACCTGCAGCACCTGCAATGCCTTTAAGTTTAGTTGACATCGTGTCAATTTGACCATTAGCATCATTAATTCCAGAAGTAAGTTTACTGGTCTGAGCAACAATATCAATTGTTATCTGATTAGCCATTCTTACTCCTCTTGTTAAGTGCCGTCACAATTGCACCGTATTCTTCCAGCGTGAGTTCCCAAAACTGATCTGGCGTGTATCCTGTTTCTGCACAGAACTCGCCCATCCTGTTTAGGCTGGATTCACTTCTTTTGGGACAGTGAATTCAACTCCAGCAAGGTCAGTCAATTGTTGGATTGACATCTCTTCTGCTTCTCCTATTGTAAGGCCTGGGTTGTTTCGCTTTGCCATCATGTATTGCATTGCGAATGCTAGTTTTGACTTAGACTTGCTTTCAGTCCATTCGTCCATAGGTAAATCTAAATATTCTTCTACTTCTGCAAGTTCTTTCCACTTGAGAGTATTCATTAAATCAAAGTTCTCCATTTTACTGCCTCCTGTTAGTTTAAGTCGTATTGCTTTATTGCCTTTTGGATACTGTCATTGTATTTCTCAATGATGTAGCCCATGTTATCGTTTACTGCTGGATTCAAATAAGGTTGTGCCTCTATGTTTCTTAGTGGCCATCCGTATTCAATTACTCCTGCATAAGGTACTGCTGCACTACCTGCCAATATTTGGGCTTTTTCTGCTGAAGGATTACCTTTAACAGAAGAAGCAAGAGCACCAGTTAATACAGGTGCCATAGCAGAGGCTTTCTGAGATAGAGTCGTACTTAGTTCTTTATTAAGTTCTATATTTGACTCTAAATCTTTGTTAAGTTTCTTAAGTGAGTCTGTGACTTGCTTAATACCCTCAACAGTTATTGCCTCTGCCATGACTACTCCTTAATTATGAAGTTACTTTGGTTGGCTTCTCATCAAGAATGAGATTCAAGTCAAATACAAAGAACTCGCCTGCTGCTCCACCCAAATCAGGTACAGTCTCTGGGTATCCAGTTGCTGTAAAGTGTGGTTGTGCTGCAGTTGGTGTTGCATTACCATGTGGTGCATAAGTAATTGTTAGTGTTACACCTGGGTTATCCCAAAGGGCTGTCCATAGTGATGATGCTGCTGTGTCCTGGAATCCAGTTACAGCGCATGTGAAATCAAGTGAATCTTCGTAGTTTCCGAAACCAAGAGTGTTTACTGCTGATGAAAAAGTAACATTACTTACTCCACCTGCATACTCAGTTCCTTGGACTTCAAAGACGATTGATTTGCCTTTAATTCTTGCCATATCAATTTCCTCCTTCAATGTCTATTGAAATATTTATGTTTGTTGCTAAAAACCTAGAACCATTTACCTCTTGGATGAATGGCTTATCTACGGTTAATGTTGTTGCTGATGTGTATTCCCAAATCGCAGGGATAAGAGTGTCAAGTGTATCGTCAAGATTTTCTGTTTCTGTTTCATTAGTTGCATAAGGTACTAAGATAAGTACTTTCCAATTAGAAGCATAGTCTGCCTCATATTGGTTTTCATATACAGTAATGAAGTTAGCATCAGGTTCCATAATCGCACAAAGTGGATTAGGTCTTGCTGGTACAAACTTATAAACCTTTGAAATACCACCAAGAATGATGGCACTCTCTAATTCACTTCTTACCGTTGCTAAATTCATCCGAATCGCACCATGTATCTGTTAAGTAAAGGATACACACCAACGAGTGGGTCTCTTGCAGTATTTAATGGCGCACCATCATATGTTGCATATTGAGCCACACCCATTGGTGCGTTACGACGATTAAATAGTTCTGAACCAACCTCAAGATAGCAACGCTTCAACACACCAACAGGAACTTTGGTAGATGCAATATAACTTGCAACCAAATCCTTAGATGTATCCCAGCATTCTTCTACATAAGCGTCATCAGTAGATGAAGCACCTACATAAGCCTTGAGGTCAGTCCAGTCCATTTTAGTCTCCTATTAATTAATTATGCAATCTTGCAAAGTGCCTTTGGATCAGTTACTGCAATACCTAGGTATCCGTAAACTGAGAATGAGTTTGTAAGATTTGTGATTTCTTCGTCGTTCAAACGGAAAGGTGCACCAGCAGATTCGTAAGTTGTGATTGCTCCTGAGTTACCTGCGTAGAATGAAAGTGCTGCAAGTGATGGGTCAACTACGATTGGTAGACCAAGAACATTTCCTGTTAGACCAACTGGGTTGATATTTCCATAAGTGTTAACTGTTGCACCAGTGTTTGAAAGAATTGGACGGTCCATTGTGTCAACTGTCTTAGCCATCAAACGGAATACATCTGATGAGACAAGGATGAACTCTAGTGGAAGTCCTGTATCTCCATTAACCTTTACTGCTGCTTCTGCAAGAGAATCAATGATTTCTGCAGCAGTCCAAGCACCAAGTGCTGACTGATTAAATAGTGCAGCATCTGTAATTAACTGCTGACGCATTGCTGCGTTTGTAACTGATGCATACTTAGCAACCATTGCACGGAATGCTGTGTCAACATAGTTGATTGATGAACGCTCTACTACCTGACGAGACATATCTGTGTAACCACCGTATGTCTTGATTGGTGCTGTTGCTGAAGTAAGAGTCAACTTACCGTAAGCAAGTGTATCGCCTTCTGCTGCCTGGTTTGCAACATCAAGTGTGTTGGTATTAATTTTTGGGTATTCAACATTCATTCCGTCTGGTGGTAGTGCTCCAGATGAGAATACTGAGTATGTAGGACGACCTGCGTTTAGGATACGAACTGTATCTGAAACCCAAGCGTTCTTCATGATTGAGTCTGCTGAATCTGCTCCTGTAAATGTACGGTGAGCATCAACATCTCCTGATGCTACTGCCTTTACATATTCTCCGTATGAACGGAATTGTGGTACTGAGACTGAAGGTGTCTTTTCTGATGTAATAACATCTAGACGACGCTCCAACTCCTCTGCGTGATTACGAACTTCTTCAATTGCTGAAGTGTAATCAGGTGTTGTGTTTTCCATGGATATTTCCTCCTGATTGGTTTCTTCTCTGACTGAAAGTACTTCAGCCTTGTCGTATGCAGGAAATGCTACTAAGGATACTTCCTTAAGATTTACCTTCTTACGAATTATTGTTTTGTCTTTCTTTTCATCTGTTACAGGAATAAAACCTACTGAGAAAGAACGGATTGCTCCATCTTTAACTAAGTTAAGTGTTTCATTTCCTAAAACTGTTTCTGAAATCTTTGCCTTAATCATAAGGCCTTCATCAGATTCTGTCATTTCTGTGACAACACCAATTATGTCTTCGTGGTCACGAAATAGTTTAACATTGGCATTCAAATCAATTGCGCCTTTTTCAAAACGCTCTGACCATCCTCCACCAATATCAATAGTGTCGTTATAAGGAACAGCCAAACCTTCAACTGTGCGAAGTTCTGCGTCTGTTGCTCTTATCTCAAAACTGCGGGTAATCATTTCATTCATATTCATTACTCCATTTTAGACTACAGGTTGAGTGTCGCCAACGACATCAACTGGAGCCTGGTCTTGTGTTATTTCTGACATGCCTTCCATCTCACGGACTTCTGGAACTGTCAAGAAATTATTTGTGAGTCCAATTGCATAAGACTCGTATCTTGTTTTTACATTGGGGCGAAGGAACTCTGTAAGATTAAACTCAGCGTACTGTCCTCTTGGAAGAAGGTCAGTGATAGCCTGTTGAATGCGAACAATATATTGCTGCAATCCATCTTCAAATAACTTTGCTCTGTCTTCGTTACCGTTGACATAGGTCATGCCCTGTCCTTCAATTCCCATTCCCAAGTACATTGTTGGCACACCAAACATCATTGCAATCTGGCGTGTTATGAACTTCTGGTTTTCTAGGAATTGTGCTTGCTCAGGGCTAAGTGCAATTGAATCATACTTAAGACCTGACGAAAGGACGGCAATACTTCTTTCTTGCTGAGATGCAACAAATGCTTCTTTATTTTGTCTTGCGACATCTGCAGAAAGAAATTCTGATGTTGTTAATGTACCTGTTGGTACTGCTGCTGTTCTAAACCAATTGTCTGCATAGTTATGCAAGTCAAGTGCTGAACGCAGAACTGAACGATGGCGTTGTAGTGGACCTTCACCAAGTAGTGATGTTGAACTTGGATTGTGCCACAACTTAAGATGCTTAATATTTGCTGATGTGTAAGTCTTTGACTTGTAAAGATAATAAATCTTTCCTGTCTCATCTACTGAGACGCTTACATCTGCTGGATGAAGATTTGTAACATTTACAATTCCTCTTGGTCCACGGCTAATATGCCAAAAAGCATTTCCATAAACTGCCATGTGAATTAATGTTGTGCCAAGCCACTCTGATTGAGATATTTGATTTTCAAGGTCAGGCGTTTCTAACCAAAGTGGTGTTGGTAATGCTGTGTTTCCTCTGTAAACATTTACAGGTATCTGCATTATTGCAGTTTCTAATACTGATGTGGCACGAGACACAGCAACAAGACTAAGTGCAGTAGTTGGTGTTACACCAATCTCTACTCTTGCTGGTGCAGTGTTTGCTACTCCACGATTCTCTGTGTCAGGAACAAACATTGGTTCTACTTCATAACCAAGTCTGCTGATTAATTTATCTCTAAATGCCATTTACTTCTCCTCAATGAACCATCTGCTGTGGTTTTATTTGTGTTTCCACAAACCAAACGGCCAATACTGTTGCTACTGCTGCATCTATATCAGTCCCGCTATCTTTACGGGCAATCCTCCAGGATTCTCCGCTATTTTTGCGTACTGCTCGTTGCATTTGTAAGGAAACTATATCATCTTGTGGATGAATTAACTCCTTTTTCATAATTCTACTATATGTGTTGTTTGACGCTGATATTAAATCTTTATTACTAGTCATCTGAACTCTTAAACCCTTTTGTTTTAGGGCAGCACCCAAGTCATCTAATACATTTGAATCCATAATGAAAGGTTTGCCATACTTGGCTAGGTCCATACATACATTAATCACTTCATCAATGTTAGTATTGTTTAATGATGCTACTAACTCTGTGGCTATCTTTCCATCTTCCTGCATTTCTGCAGTCACAATAGATACATATTCCCAACCAGAGGTACGCTCAATAGCAAACACTTCAGGGTTTGTAGGCCTCCCGTTTGGCAAACTGGACCACGCTCCTACCTGTATCCAAGCGTTCATAGATGATACAAACTGGTTTAAACGGTAGCGTCTAGCGTCTGGCTCAGGCATAGTTGCCAATTCATTCTTGACTGATTCCCAGTTTAGGATACCTGAAGCCAATTGAGGGTTAGCACTTCTGACTGCATCCTCATCATCTATGGCACAGCCCTTTGGTGCTTCCCAACAGAAGAATCCAAATCTCTCAAGGTCTTCTTGACCTTGGATAGCAGCCATTCCTCTTTCGTACAAATGTTTCAAAAGGTTTGATGTGTCATCGCCTGCAGTTGTGATACCAATGGTTAGCCCATCTGTGCGGGTAGCAGAACCAAGGCTCATAGCAGTCCATACATCTTCTTTGGCCACATGAAGTTCGTCAAATATGACCATTGATGGATGTAGACCTTGTGCTGTTGCTACATTACTACCAATAACCTTATACATACCTGTACCATCTTTAGTCCATAGTCCTCTATGTTCTGTAGACTTACTAAAGAAATGTGCAAGCAATTCAGATGAATCTACCTGGTGTTTTAGCCTACGATAGACTATCTTTGCCTGATCTGCGGAAGCAGCAACAGAGATAACTTCAGGAGCAGGCTCATGCAGAAGCATCCCATATAGGGCAAATAAGGCTCCTAGAAGGCTTTTTCCATTCTTTCTAGGCATAGATATCACTACCTGCTTATAGCGCAGCCTACCAGCCTTTGACGGGTCGTGGAAGTCATCTGGATATCGTTCTAAGACATGCCGAATTAACCACTTCTGCCAATCAGTTAATGTTAATATTTCATCATTCTTTTCAGGCAATCGCCATAAGGTTTGAGATATATTAATAACCTTTTCTCCATCAGTGGTAAAGTCCTCAGATAAAGGCTCAGTCCAATATGTGGGAAGCCAAGGATTAGCCGTTTGCAATAGCCTGCAACATTTCTGCTGGACTCATAGTCTCAGACTTTCTATTATTAAGAAGGCCAAGGTTTGATAGTAGGCCAATTAGGATAGGAGCGTTTTGATGTCGCTTATCAGGATTAGCATCTATTGTTTCTGCCAATAGGACTGCTTGCTTTGCTGCTGCCATATCTACCTCATCTAACCAAGTAGCCTTTGATATTGATAATCTGACAGATTCTGCTAATGTCATATCAAGGTTAAGTGGTTCATTTATTGCTGATATATCTCTAAGACCTCTTGGGCCTTGGCTCATACCTGTTCTCATATTTCTCCTTTTACTATTTTATGGTTTGGTATTTCTATTATACTCTTACAGGGTTCCTGCATGAAAAATAAAAAAACCTCATAATTTATTTATCAAACCTTCAAACCTTATATCTGCCAAACCTTCATATCCAGATATCAGGCATATAGGGTTTGTTATTCTATTGGTATCAAGGTATCTTCTCTATCCCGCCCGCTTTTGGCGGGCTTGACAAACCTTTATAGTTATGATATGCCAAACCTCCATAGCCTGCATAGCGAGATATTCCCTTATGCAAGGTTTGGGAATGTCCATGGTTTGAGATGAACTGTCTCACTATTTGGACAGGCCTTAGAAAGGCCGTAGTATCTACTATATACAAACCTTATATCCTCTCATGCATACCTCTTATTGAAGTATCTCAAGCGTATCAATGTCTTATCCTGCCTACTGCTATTGCATCTTACACAGGCTGGTAATAGGTTAGATAACTCATGTCCACCACCTTTACTCACAGGTATTATATGGTCAGCAGTAGTAGCAGGGCTATTACAATAATGGCATGTATAGTTACTACCTTCAAGGGTTAGTAGTCTATTCTTTTTATATTCCGTGGAACTATAGGGGTTAGCCTTACTCATCCCAATCCTCCATCAGGGTTTCCAGACTGGTACCATCCCATGACATATCTTCCTCCACAGCATTGGTCCCATATGGTAATTCCGTGTTCATCACAGTAGAAGACAATGGTGCTTCCCTCTGGAGTAATCTCTCTGTCCTTTGCCATACCTCTGGATAGTCCTCCCATTTAAATGCCAAACCACCTATATTGACTAAATCTAATAGGTGGCTTGCACATAGGTACTGATAGTCAGGATGATAATAGTAGGCATTTTGTCTACATCTATCACAAGGCCTAGGTCTCTTGGTTGTTTTGTACTTAGTTAAGTAGTACATAGGCTCATCAGGCCATCCAAGTTTTCCAGGTCTTCCCATTTAGTTAATTATACACTAAGCCCAGCATTCTTTTACTTAGGATAGTTATAATTGCTTCACTTGATTCATACCCTGCCAAATTGGAGATATCTGACAAGACTTTATTCATTATAAGCAATTGCTTCTCAGAATAATATTCTTTAAGTTCCTTAGCATTAGGCTCTTTCATAGGATAATATGGACTATAGTTATCCCACTGCCTTTGAGCATATGTCAGCGTAAACTTAGTTGGTCTGCCTCTTTTACTCATTATTAGCCTTTTTCATAAACTCTTCTAAGTTATCAGCAACAATTGCATTGTGCTTACTTTCTTCATCATATCTTTTATGTCTATACTTCATTAAGTATTCTTCTATCTTATCAATGAGTGGATTGTCTCTTCTTATAAGTCCCGTTTCATATTTGCCAATAGTCTGATTACATCTATTGCAAACTGCACCTCTTACGCATTTTCCACAGGTAGCACCTTCTCCTGAGCAGCATAAATGGTCATGATCAATGTGTAGATTACGCTCTGTATATTGACCACAAACATTGCAACCATCTTTAATCATTTCTTGATATCTTTCTTTAGTCACCTTGTATTTGTACATCAAAGTGTATTCACGCTTATATGTTATTTGTTGCTTTGCATATAAGTATATTTTTTTATCTTCAATAATGTCAGTAAGACTGTGAGTGTTGCCATGTCTAGCGACTCTTGTATAGTGATTTCTGCACATACCCTTGGCATAATGGTTATTCTCACATAGTGAGACAGAGCAAGGCTTTTTATTGCCACCTCTATGAGATTTTATGCTTGAGCCTGTTCTACAATATTTACAGTAATAGTCCATACCATCTTTAGAATACTTTAGATATGATTTATAAAATTGGTCAAGTGTCTTGGTTTCTTGACATTTACTACATGTTTTAGTTTCCATACTACAAGTATATCACAACTCAGTCTTTGATACAATACTTATTTGCTATATACTATATATAAGATATCTTCTATAAAACCTATCTACAAGATATTCTTTCTTTCTTATATATTTTAAGTATAGCAGAGATTCTCTCCTGATGCCTTGATTTTAAGCATTTCTTTTATAACGATTTGATAACAATTTATCTTCTGATTATATAACAAGAAGACCATGCTTAATTATCTTGAGATATATAAATATATAGGTAAACCAATACTCAGATATCAAAATCAACTAAAAGTGGCTTAAAAGGGCCTTAGAAGCCTTTTACCAGGTACTTATGGCTGTGCGCTTCCAAGTATTTGTAGCAGTGCAAACATATATATAATCTGCATCCCAGCAAATAGTTCCAGCAGTACCTGTAGCAGTTGCTGATGCTGGTGTCTTTGTGGTAAGTTGCAAATCTCCATTTATCTTAACTATGTTGTTATCAAACTCACCATAGATTAATGGAGTTGCTGAAGCACTGTTTTCAATATAAAGTTTATTGCTACCTGTTTCATTTTTACCAGAAAAATATCCTAAAAATACATTGTCATTGCCACCATTGCTGTTTTGTCCTGATTCAGTACCAACATATGTATTTCTGCTAGATGTATAAGCAAGTTGTCCTGCTCTTCTTCCGATCATCACATTGCCAACACCAGTTGTATTGATTGTGGCTACAGGAACGCTAAATCCTGAACCTGTGGCAAGTCCTCCAGGAAGACCTGTAGTACTAAGTATTAATACTGTTGAGGTTGTTACAGCACCTTTAAATCCAGTTAATGTTACACTTGTGACTGCTCCTCCTGATACAACAATTGTTGCAGGCATTGTACTCTGAGCAACAGGAGTAACACCATTTGATGTTAAGAATGCACTGTAAGTTCCATCAGTATAACCAGAACCACCTGTAATTGTTCCAAGTGTTGCAACATTGTCTGATACAAGTAGTCCAGCCCCTTGACCAACAATAGTATTTGTAGTACCAGTAATATTGTGATTCAGTGCTGCTCCACCAACAATTGTATTAAATCCACCAGTAGTTAAATTACCTGCAATATTTCCTATAGCAGTATTAGCAGTAGCAGTTGTTGCATATCTTAAAGTGCTTTCACCTTGTGCCTGGTTATTGATTCCAGTTGTATTGGATGCAAGAGCATTTATTCCAAGAGCAATATTTCCAGTACCTGTTGTATTTGCTGCAAGAGCAGAGGCACCAACAGCAAGATTATTGCTTCCAGTACCTGCACCTTTATTAATATTTATTGTATCAACAACCATGCCACTTGTAATTGTTGGAGTTCCAGTACTCATTACAAAGGTTTCACCTGTACCTGTTTGTGAATTAATACTTGATGTACCCGCAGATGAACGAATAGGGCCTGCTGTTAATCCTGGTCCTGCTGGTCCAACTTCACCTTGGATACCCTGGATTCCTTGAATGCCCTGTGCTCCAGTAGCCCCAGTTTCTCCTTGTATTCCTTGGATTCCCTGTGGTCCAGTTTCTCCTTGAATACCTTGAATGCCTTGGTCTCCAGTATCACCTTTAGGACCTTCAGGACCTTCAATTCCTTGCTCACCTTGAATTCCTTGTTCGCCTTGGATTCCTTGAATACCTTGAATTCCTTGCTCACCCTGAATGCCTTGTTCACCTTGAATACCAACAGCACCATTTAAGTTTACATTCCAAGAAGTAAATGTTCCAGTACCTGATTTGTGTTTTACTTCTATAACCAAAGAACCAGTTGATTGATTGTAAGAAACAACTTCTCCAACCATATAATCATCAATGTCGTGAGCAACAATTACTGATTGTGCAATTGAATAATCTAAATTTAAATCAGCAGTTGTTAATGTTATTTGGCCACTTGATGCAATTGTTAATGATGTAGTTGATGTTGTTCTGTAACGGTCTCCATCAGCACCAGCATTACCTGTATCGCCTTTGTCGCCCTTTACTCCTTGGATTCCCTGGATTCCTTGGATACCCTGAATTCCTTGTTCACCTTGGTCGCCAGTATCGCCTTTGGTTCCTTGGATACCCTGAGCACCAGTTGCTCCAGTTGCTCCAGTGTCACCTTTAACACCTTGGATTCCTTGGTTTCCTGTATCGCCTTTAACACCTTGAATTCCTTGAATACCTTGTGGGCCAGTATTTCCTGTATCACCTTTTGGACCAGTAGCACCTGTTGCTCCCGTCGCACCAGTTGCTCCAGTTGCTCCAGTTGCGCCTGCAGCGCCAGTGCTTCCTGTATCGCCTTTAGGTCCTTGAGGGCCAGTTGCAACTTCTAATCCAGAAGCATAAACTTTAATTTCATCAGGGGTAAGAACTGTTACCACTCCTGTGGATAATGTTGTAATTGTCATCGTGTTACATCCTCTTCAACAAAGATTTGTCCTCTAATTACTGTTGAAACATTAGAGTTTATAGTATTTACGCCTTGGATATCAAAGTAACTCATTTGAGGTAGTTGAGCATTTGTTAGTGCAATTGTAAGTATATTCTCATTCTTAACAATTGTTAAAGTTGTTAAAACTGCTGCATCTGTAGGAAATTCTCTGACCTTGCCAGTAAATGTCCAGTCAGTTAGGTCAAGAGCAGCATCTTGGCTGTCTACCAATACAAGAGTCATAAGAGAATTGTCGTTTCTATAAACACGCCATTCTATTGATGGTGGTTGTAAATTAAGGGTTTCCATTGATTTCCTCCAAGGCTAATCTACTTCAATTGTACAATTGATGTATGTTGACTTTAAACCCTGAAATTATTGCTGCCTTTGCATCAGCAACCGTACTGATCCTAGGAGCCTTCTTTGGGTTCTCCAGATGGATGATAAGCAAGTTCCTATCTGAATTGAGACCAAATTCTGGGTCCAGCATGAAAGACCAAGTTACAAGACTAGAGAAGCGTGTTGATGATATCTACACAATTCTAGCAAAGGAGCATCATGGCTAAAAATGTTTATTATGAAGGAAAGTTAATTCCAGTTAAGGATTGGGATTACGATACAAAGCGTCCTAAAATTAAAAAGAAGGAGTCGCCTAAGACTGAGGTAGAACTACTGCCAGAGGTGCAACCAAGTCTAGAAGATTAAATAACAAAACCCTCTCCGTTAGTTATCAGACATGGTGGAGAGGGTTCTGCTTTTTCTGGAGGCAGTCCAGAAACTTTATGGAATGTTTGGTGGCATTGTTGCAGTTGCAGTCATTACTCTATCTGAATCTGTAAGTGTTCCACCTGTTGGCAAAGTCCATTGACCAAGTTTAAACCATGTATATGAATCTGGGTTCGTCATAGTTGAACCAGTATAATCCGTTGCCCATACTTCAAGTTCTGGATAACTAGATGGCTGAGTTCCAAAAGGTTTAAATCCCATAATTATATTTTGCATCTGTTGTGTTGTTGTTGCTGGTGGATTAATTGGTATTTTAAATAAATCAAGAGTTAATTTATAACTAACTGGGTTTGCAATATTAATTGCTGCAGGTCTTATTCCCCAACTATATGTTGGAGTAGTTGTTGAAGGATTTCTTAAATTTGATTCTAGATTTGCTGCAGTGCTTTCTAAATCTCCTCTTGCATTATAAAAATTTACATTTGTTTTTTGCATATGAACAATCATATGTCTAAATGTTAAATTTTCAAGAGTTGAACTTGTTCTTCCTTTAAAATCACGCATAATTGGATAAAAGTTAGTATTTGCTGCCGTGTATGAAGGCTGTCTAAGTTGAACATATCTAATTGGCATTGTTCCACTTGTATTAATAGCCTCAACTACTATATCTCCAGATACTGTTGCAGTTTGTTCCCAAACATTTCTAGTTGTCAAACTAACTGAGAATGTTACTGTTTCAGTTGGGTCTGCAGGAAATGTATGAATAGGATTTTTTTCTGTTGATGTAGTACCATCATCAAAATCCCAAAAGTAAGCATCTGGTTCTTCAAAGCCAACATTTGTTGATATATTTGTAAAATTAACAATTTGATATGACTGTGTGTATGTAAAATCTGGATTCATTGTTGGTCTTGTTAATGTTACTGTTTCTGTATGTGTATTTGTCCCGCCACCAAATAGTGCATACACAGTCAAACTAACTTCATATTCAGTTTCATCTGGTGCTGGGTCGTAAATGTGTACTGGATTTTGTAATGTTGATGTATTTCCGTCTCCAAAATCCCAAAGATAAGAATCAGGTTCTCCTGTCTCATTGTTACGAGATGTATCTGTAAAGGTTACTTGAGTAAAATTATTTGTAAGATTTTGTGACCAAGTAAAATCAGCCTCTGGTGTTGGAGCACCTACTGTTAGCATTATTGCTGGTGCAATTACCCATCCAGTATTTAATGTTACATAAGGAATAACAAACCAATATCCATCACCATACTCTTCTAATATTCCATCATCATCATAATTCCAAGTTACAGTTAATCCAGTTCTTGGCAATCCATCTTTAAATGCATCACCACTCCAGGCTCTTTCCCAAAATCCATCTGGATTATTTTCTAGAGCACTTAATGCCCAAACAACATTCTCAATGTTTTCAGTTGGATAATTAGTAATAGTTGCTGTAAAGTTAAAGTTTGTATCTCCAGTTAAAGAGTTCATTGTTATTGTTGGTGGAGGACCTTGATTTAAATATACAATTTCTAGGTCTGATGGTTTAAATGAAAATGATGTAGTCCATGAATTTGCAGAGATGTTGTGAGTAATACCACAAATTGCATAAAGTCTATTAATAATATTTGTAGCATTTACTTCATGCTTTATTCTTACAAATTGATTGATGTAATAATTACTATATGTCCACAATGATTCTATATCTGAGGCTCTTCCATTATCAAAAGTAATTGTTTGTATTTCTGCTACTGGAGAAGCAACAATATCAAAAATATCTTTTGAATATCTTTGCATTTCTGCATCAGTTGCTAATGATTCAGGAAAGTAAGTATCAATATTTGTTTTTACTGGTCCCCAATTAGTTATAGAAGTTGCAGATGCGTATGTTCCAAATGATTCTTGTGTTGATTCAATAACATCTCCAACTCCAAGAGTTCTATACTCATTACTAAATTCAAGTTGATTGGTAACTCTTTTATATCCATTATCATATACAATATTTTGATATGGAGCATTGTCTTCTGGGTATGAACTAAAATCAACATCTGGATATTGAATAATAGGGTCTATTTGTGGTGGCCAATAAGCACCGTTATATTTAACAAATGGTGCAAAACTTATTGTTGGAGTTACAAATGCGCTAGCAAAGTAACTATAATCAACATACATAAAATCTAAATTTGTTTGACAATATTTTGTAATTATTTCTAATAGTGGTTCTCCTGCTTTAGGAAAAAACTTTGCTGGTCTATATGCAAGAACAGAACCTCCACCAGCAGAACCTCCAGTCTGTTGTTGTCCCATAATAAAATTAAAAAATATAGATGCTCCTTTTAAATTAACAAATGCAGGAAGTTCAACAAGAGTTTCAATATTAACTCCTTCTGGGTCTCCAAAATCAATAGCCTCTTGCTCAAGTTCATTTGTTACTAATATTTTTTGAAGCAAACCAAATACATCAACTCCAGTAATAGTAATTATTGGGTCATCGTTTCTTATGTATTCAACATTAATATCAGTTATATATCCTATAAAGAATGCTGCTTGAAAATTATTGGTTGGAAGATATTCATCTATTATTCTTGTATCATAAAAAACAATCTGTGAATTATATTTAACATTAGGATTTACTTTTGGGTCAAGATTAGGGTTACGAGTTACAATTGTAAACTGTCCAGTATCTGATTGTTGAAATGGACCTTCATAAGTATCTATACCAGTTTTAATGTTAATATCAGTTATTCGTGAAGTTATATTTTCATATACTCCTGGAATCAATCCCTCTTGAACATCATAATAAGGTTCAGTAATTGTTAATACAACATCAAATATATTTTCTATTTTATTCATTAACGCCTTCTGCCTGTTCCAACTGCGTTTGTACTTACCTTACCATATTGCTTAATTGCATTAGATACCTGACGACCAAGGTCAGCACCATTTGTGCCAAGCCCTGCATTAATTGTAATGTTAATTCCTGCTGCTGATGTTCTTGACATCAAGGATGGCAATGATGCTCTTGGAACTGCAATACCTGCTTGTGCTCTGTTTGATACAGACTTAACTGCAGGAGCATTAAATGTGCTTTGCAATCCACTAATAATATTAGAACCAATTCCAGCAAATACTTTTGATGGAGAGGCAATGCCTAAAGCCTTTTCAGCCCAAGATGGAAGAAGATTCTTAAAGAATCCAGTTACCTTATCTCTAAGCCAACCAACCATGTTTTGCATACCATTCCAGAGTCCCATAACAATATCTTTACCAACTTCAAACATTCTTTTTGGAATTGATAGATATGCTTGAATAATCTCTCCAACAAAGTCAACAACCTTGTCTTTAAATTGCATAACTGTATTCCATGCTTTTGGAACTACATCTTTAATCATATCCCAAACTTTGCCAACTGCTTCTGTAACCTTGTCCCAATTTTGATAAAGCAATACGATTGCTGCGATAATTAAGCCAATACCAAGGCCTGCTAGAGCAATCTTTAATAGGTTAGTTGCAATTGTTGCAAGTCCAATACTTCCAGCAGTTGTTCCACTTGTTATTCCAAGTGTAACCAATGATGCCTTCATGCTTGCTAAGAATGTTAAGGTTAGTGCACCAACAGTAAGAAGTACGCCTAGTACAACAATAACATCTTTAACTGGTCCTGGCAATGCATCAAATGCATTCATCATTTTTGTTAAAAAGTCAATTCCTTTTTCAAGTATTGGTAAAAACTTTGTAGCAATTTGTTCTTTGATATCAGCCAATGCTACTTCAAATTTTTGTGTTGATGTAACATTATTTTCTGCAGCATCTCCATATTTCTTT